TTGGGCTTGACAGCGAACATAGCCATCTGTGGCTCAGCAAATGGACCAGGCATTAACTTCTGGCCTGTAGCAACCCTATCTGCAATCTCTTTCCCAAGCATCTTGGCGCCCTTAGCCGTCGCTGTGCCTGCGCCTGGGATAATTGCAAAGTTACCACCGAAGTCAGCCATCTTGTTGAGGTTAGAGTTGGGATCTTTGGCTAAGTCAGGGATCAAGTCCTTGATGTCCTCAGCGCCTCCTGGAATAGTGCCAGGCTCAAACTCCTCAAACTTATTCCTACGGACGTCACGCGCCATGTTATGCAAACCAATGGCTGTGTTAGCCATGTCAACAGGCAATCCTGCTGTAGTTGCAACAGCACTGCGTCCACCAGAGTAGATCATGTCGAGCAATGCTCTGGCAGGTATGCCCATGCCAATTGCATCTGCTTTGATTTGTTCAAGTGTCAGGGGTTTGTTTGCTTTAGGATTGGGCATAGCACCTCGCAATATTACACATGAGTGTACCCTTGCTACACATACTTAATCAACCAAAGGTGGGGCGAACCACATAAAGCAGTGTTTTCCATTTTCAAATAATGACGATATATCAATAAAAGTACTGGCGCTAACCCAATATTTCGCCCCTTCATGATCATACATCAGATCATTGAGCATATGGATTACCCCTTTGAACTGGATTGGCATCAATTAAATCTTCTGGGTCATAGTCGTCTCTAGGCGGAGGATCTATGTTTAAGAACCCTGCATCCCTCAACCACCTAAGAGCCTGTGTGAGCGCATCAACGTAATCATCATGTGTTGCATCAGGAAAAGCACAAATCTGGCTTATGGCGCCTTCTGCCCAGTCTCTGACGTATCCCTTGTTAACACTAGACTCAGGCACCCAGACCCTTCCTGCCCGTATGATATTGGCCACAATTGAAAGCCTCTGAACCTTATCTGCCTTACCAGGGTTATAGCTTTCGACAGGAAGTTGAGCACGTTGTAAGTCTTGTATAAGACTGATACCCGCGCTCTTATCCTCTACCAGAATCATTTCTATGCGCTTTTTGTCTTTGCCTTCACCATACACCACCTCAAATTCATCCATAACCCTTGGCTTGAGGTCTGGATACTGTAAGCGATCTTGCCACGCATCTAATATAAGCACACTCATTGGAGCGTCTAATGGCTTAAACACACCAAATACCAAGCAAGCAGTAGGATCGTTTTGTGACTTGTCTGTATAAGCACAGTCCAAACTCATGCAGATAAACTCTAGCTTAGGTAAAGGCATAACATCGCCCTGAGAATTAAACGCAGGCCAGAGCTTGAACCACTTACGCTTAACAATACCTGTTAATTCAGGATCTAATATCTCAGCCAACACTTCCTGTCTGTAAAGTGCAGAATCAGGGTCATACTGCTCGATTTGTTTCTTAAAGTTAGCCGATAGGTTATCAATGTTGGCGTAGGTGGATGCAGTGGTCAGAGATACATCTTGTCCATTTCGACCCACCAACTCGACTATTAAATCTTTAGGCTTAGGCGTTGTCGTACACATAAGTTGTGTTTTGTTGCCTAGTCGGATCGAGAAGCTCAGCAGATCCCAAGCTTCTTGGAGGTAATCCCAAGCAGCCAACTCATCGAGCCATCCACCATGAAACTGTGGGCCGCGGAACCGCTCAGGCTCCGAGGCAGGGATGCCTTTAATAATAGAGCCGTTGATCAGGGTTATCTCATTATCGTCCTTGAGGTGCTTTTTAATGAGAATCTGGGGTATGACATTAACCAAGCCAGAGTCACCCATGAAGCAGACGTCTTTTAGGTCTGAGTGCGTTGGAGCGCCAACCAACCATCTAGTCTTGGGCTTGCTCCATGCCTGCCACCACAGCCACTCTGCCGCTAGTCTGGTCTTACCCGCTCCCCGTCCACCGAGCACCAAGGCGATTGACCAGTCCCAACTTGCAGGCACTTGGTGAGCATGGGCTATTGACAGCCACTTGATCCTCGCGGCGTAGGCGAGTTGTTCCTCTGGGGGTAGTACAGCAAAGTGAGCCTTGACCTCTGGGTCGGTCAATATCTCTATGACCTCATTAAGATCCTGCATTCAATGCCTGTTTTTTTAGCATTAAATGTTCAACCACTGTATCCATTGCGCCCTTGGCTGTAATGACAGTCTCGGTATGAACTGGGTTCTCCTTGTCGCCTGCGATGGTTGTCCTGTCCCCATACTTCTTAGGCTTGAGCTTCATAGCAGTCCACTTCCTAGCGTCTATGCGGTTTCTTTGCCACTGGATGTAGGAGTTGCTTAGCTCCATCCTGATTAGCTCCCCAGTCCTACGGTCAATCACTGGCTCTGTATCGGGGGTTTCGTCAGCTATTTGGATGATCTCATCAGCGATGGTGTCAGCCTGTTCCTCACGTGCCCGAGCGTATTGCTCCGCGAACTCTGGGTGAACAATCAACCATTCATAGATCGTACTCTGAGCAGGAAAGCGTTTAGTCTTCTCATCTGCCTTCAGTATCTGTCTGATACTCATCCCATTGCTTATGAGCGTACATAGCTCAGCGGCTATTTGAGGGGTGTATGTTGTGGGCGCTCCACCCTTGCCTTTCGGCTTTTCGGTTGCGTTATCCATATTATTCCAATGTCGAACCTTGATGAGTACTATTGTATATCAGGCGTTCTGGATTCGTCTATCCATGCGCCTTATCGTGGCTTTGTGCTGATCGTTCTCTAGCTTCAGCGCCCTTACTTGGTTGTCCAAGTACTTCATCCTTGCCGCTACGTAGTCCAGATAGTCGTTCATCTGTTGGAAGTCGGACTCAGTCTTTGTCGTCTCGTCCATTAACTTCTTTGTGGCTGTTGTTTTCTTTGTTGCCATCATTAACTCCTAGTTAGGGTTGGTGGTCGGTGGGGTATCTGGTCAATGCTTGAGTTGCATATGACTTGCCCATCCTCCGTTTACTTTCCTTTCCACCAACAAGAATGAGGACTATGGGTACGACCTGCACGTTACTTTAACTTCCCTGCATAGCCCTTTCGGGAGGTGGGAAAGCCCGTAATCCTCATACTTGTTAGCTGTTGGCAAAAAGGCTTACAACTGCTTATACAGTCTTTCAGGGACTGCCAGTACCTAATTACCAACAAATAAGAAGACTGATTGACTGGTTCGGCTTACAGGTAGAGGCCTAGTGGTCATCTTGTGGCGCAAAGTCCTTCTCAATCTTCTTACTTGTTGTCAGGCACTTATGCGCCTGCTCCTTATCCCAACTCTGTCCACAGTCTGTACATCTGTAGATCACTCCCTCCGTTACTTTAGTTACCCCCCGCTCTAAGTGTCTGCCGAGGAACGTCCTGATTTTCTCTACGGGCATACAATTCTCTGTAAGTAATAATAGCTAAGTTCCAAAGAGCTACCCCGACCAACATACCAAACACAAATACCCAAACTTCAGTCATAGTCGTATCCAGTGATAGCGCAGAGAATGAAGTCCACGATGATTAGTATTGCCATGATGGGCAGTACTGTGAGGGCTAGATTAAATAGAAAGTCACGCATCAAGTGTCTCCTTGAGGTTATCTACCAACTGTTGATTTGCCACCCAGTACAGGACTGGTTGCATTGCGTTTGGCATATAGAATTTTACCACGACTGAGTCATCTTCAAGCAGATTTTGAAAGCCTTTTGCGCCTTCTTCCGTCTCAAATATCCCGCCAATCATTGCTATCTCTTTCATGTGTTTTCCTTAACTGTACGTTTTACTTTACCCCACATAATCGCAGGTAACCATTTAATATGGCGCTCTGAAGGGAAAAATATTTTTAAAACGTAACGATATTCAAATAATTTAATACTAAATCTCATGTGTTTCGCTCCTTACATAATTGTTCTGTGGCTCTCATCAAATGATTGAGATCAACAGCTTCTTGTTCTTCACCATCGGAATTGATCTCTTTTTCAAATGTCAATAGTTTAATGTTTTCTAAATCCTCATCAGTCAACCCTACCCATTCACGTTTAGGCCAGTCATACTTGCGAGATACAAAAATTACTTTGTCGGGGTCTGTTGGGTGTGGTTTAAGTGGCATTGTTTTTCTCCTTCAGCTTGGCTTCAAACGCTTGGTATAAAGTTGTAGGAAACATCAGAATTGTTCCACCATTATCCCAATGCCCCCCAACTAGCTTTTCAGTAGCTTTGTATATTTCATAGACTTCCTCATCAGTCAATCCCACCCATTTTCTCCTCAATAAATTCTGAACATCGTTGCACATAACTTTTACTGAGTTGTAACCTTCGGCATCGCCACGGTCAGCGAGTTCATAGGCTTCTTGCATTATTCTGATTCTTATTGGTTCAAAATCTTTGTTATTCATGTGTTTTTCTCTTTTAATTTAGCTTCTATACGTCTTGCATCAAGTAATAACTGGTCGTGGTTATAGTCAGCATCTCCTCTGTATGTACCAAAAACGCCAAATATATCCTCATCGGTCAAACTTACCCATTCATGTTTAATCTTTGCTTTAAGTACTAAAGACTTACCACCCTCCATCTGTACCTTAGTAATTCCTGCCTTTGGATGTACCCATTCTAAAAATTCTATTTCTACGTCCATATAGTCTCCTTTATTTAAATAGTTCCATGCAATATACGCTTACGACACTCAGCCCTGACCTCTAACGGTACGTCAGGCGTAATCTCAGCCCAGTCACAGCGGTAAATCACCATTCCTTGGTGTGGTGCTACAAGCCAGATAATCCCCGACGTTATGGCTGAGGAGATTACAACTGTCAGCAAAAAGCTAATTACCTTCACTTGCGCTCCCTAAAGCCTGGGCATCGCTGTAGCATGAACACGAACTGCCTAGGAACATGATCTTTAGGGGTTGTACTTACCTGAGCCTTGATGGCGTTGGAGCACTGCCAACCACTGCTTGACTTGCCTATGTGGGCACATTCAACGCACATAATCATGTCCAGAGCCTCTCGATCTCGTTTAAGCAGGGTATCTATCAACTCATCGCAGTTACGCAGTTTGGCGAAGATCTGATGCCTTTTAGACGCCCTCTCAATCTCCTCATCCGTCATCGCATCAATTGCCACTTCATTTGCGACCATTTTCTTCCTCATCGTATATGTCTCCCAGTACGTAGATTATGAGTCCACATACCAGGAGGAAAATGACACCAACTATGCCAAAGCACAGCATTGATACTAAAGTGTTAAGCATTACGTCTCATGTAAAGAATAATCTCAACC